AAGGTGTAAATGTTGATGCCATAATTTATCTCCTATGCAGCGTCACTATAACTTGTATTTGATCCAGTTGCAACATCCGAAATTGTACTATTCGAACCTGTTGAAATATTACTATAAGACGTATTTGAACCAGTGTCAACATCGCCATAAGCAAATATATCAACAGCTCCTATACTAAATGTTGCTGATTGACCAGTTAATCCAACCTGAATATCTACTAAAGATATTGATCCTACACTAGCACTAAATGATTGACCAGTTAATCCTAAACCTTCTTCTACAGTTAATGATCCAACAGAGGCCGTAGAGGACTGTCCTGTTGGTTGAGCTACCGCTCCTCCTAGTCCTACAATAGACCCTAAATTAAATGTTGCAGAAACACCGGAAATTAAAGCTGTATCATTTGGTATTGTAACTGTTCCTAAACTAGATGTTATTGATTGACCTGTTAAATCTGCTTCTTGTGAAGATGTACCAGTAGCAGTTCCTTGAGTTGAAGTTATAGATAAACCAGATGGTAATACTGTTTCATTTGGTGCTTTTGCTGTTCCTTGTGAAACGGTAAATGATTGACCTGATAAACCAACAACCATATCTGCAACTGTTGGAGCTCCTAAAACTGCAGTAATTGCACTTGAAGATAGACCTTGGTGAACATCATCTACAGTAACAGAGCCAATAGAAAAAGTTGCTGATACACCTTCTGTTACTACAGGATTAAATGCTTCTCCTTGTGAAGCTGAAAAAGATTGACCAGCTAAAGTTAAAATTACATCGGGTACGTCAACTGAACCAACGCTAGCTGTTATAGAAAGACCGGATGGTTGAGCGACAGCGTCTTTTAATTCGTTCCACTCATCTTCACCCCAAGACTTTGCACCCCAACCTGTTTTAAGAGTTGTGTCTGCATTCCAATTAGCTTGGCCCCAGGTAAACCTGCCCCATCCTGAAGATACCGACATGGTCGGCCTCCTATGCTAATCTGATGATTGCGTTACTTGCGTCTGCTGTTGGAAATTCTATTTTGAATGTTCCATTACTTGCTGTCTTGTCACCACCAAAAGCTATAATTGCTACAGCGTCTGTCGTACTTGAACCACCATTTGTTGTTGTGTTGTAGATCATAGCACCGTTTGCGGTGAAAGATGCAGATGAATAAGTTACATCTGAAAAATCTGTAAATGCAGTTGTTGAAGATAATGAAACTCCTGAATTTGTAAGAGCTGCACCACCTGCAGTATAAGCGGAACCTGATGTATTTGTAATTTCTTCTGATGTTGAATAGTCTGTTGTAGAAGCTCCTAAAGAAGCATCACTATCAAATAAAGCAAGCTTAAAAGTATGCCCACCTGAAGATTCAAAACTGTGTTTTCCTTGTAAAAGCTCTTGTTTAAAGCTTGAACATATTGCCGATGATATTGCCATAACTTATCTCCTTTTATGGTGACGGAGAAGGAACTGGAATACGGACTGTTCCGTCTGTGTAGTCGTCCCTTTTACGTCTACCGAGTTGCTCTGCAGCAAACTTCTGTACTTCTTGTTTATACTTATTTTCATATAGTGTCAACATATCCATTGGACCTTTTAAGAAGCCATAAGCTTCTACTAAACATGCATATAATAAGCCGTTTGGAAAGTTTAAACTAATATAATTAGTATCATTATTTTCTAAAAGATCAGGTGCTTTATCAAAATGAACTCTAAATCTATATGTAGTATTAGGAACTGGAGCAAAAGCTATACGTCCAGATGTAGTATCTGACTCTCCTGTAGCACCACCAAACATAGCATAATATTTAGGTTGACCTTGAGCAGCGGAGGTTCCAGTTACATCCTGAAACTCTTGTAAATATGTATAATCTTTTTTCTCTAACCATCTATTGGCGCCTGTAGTTTCTGATCCTGCTGTATCATAAACTTGTATTCCTCTAATAAATACAGCTCCTGCAGGACAGTTAATAGACTCTTGTCCAGCAACTAAATTACCTAATTGTTGTTTTCTATTTGAATCTGATGGAACATCTCTAAATATTTTATATTGAGCATTTAAAATAATATTTTCTAATACAGCGTCTGTTAAAACATTAGAGTCTGTTTCAGTATAACTTTTAATTTGTGTTTTTAATCCTGATGCACTTAATCCTGCCATTATGCTGTTAGTGTTACCGGACCAGCCGATAAACTTCCTCCTCCAATATTTGTACTTGCAGTTGCTGTTCCAGCAGCTGTAAATGTGTAATTATTAGCATTAACTTTAGTAATTGTAAATCCTGCAGATTTATTTATATCTGCGCTTGTTATACCAAAAGAACCCTCTCCATTTCTAAATCTTACAGTATCACTTGTAGATCTACCATGATTTTCTTCAAATACAGTTACTGTTGTAGAACCATTTGTAATTGTAAATGGGTTTAAAATTAAAACTCTAGCTACTGCAGGTTCTGTTCTATCCGGTCTTGCATTTAATAAACCTTGTGCATCTGCTGAATGTGCTTTTGGTTGTATCTGTGGGTGTTTTTTTTCAAACTCAGATATATGAACTCTAGCTCCATTCCATTCAATAACCATTTCTGAATATGGGAACTCTTGTCCTGATCTATCTGATATAAATTTTGCAAATTTTCCTGAAGATAATGCCATTACGCCTCCGGATAATAAACTTTAGGACTAATATAAGTGCTAGATGATGAACCGTCCTCTGCTAAAGCTCTTTGTAATTCATCTTCATATAACATTTTTAACATCTGAACTGATTGAGGTGCATTTTTAATTGCAAGATAATATGCTAAACCAGCGACCATGCAAGGTACAAAACGATAAGGAACATCAGTTGCATTTGTATAATCACCTACATCTTGAATTCTTTTTACATAATAATAATTTATAAATTTACCTGCTTCACTTGACCCAGGTGTTAAATATAAAGTTATAGTAACTTTATCTATAAACCTTTGAACAAAATATTGTGATGGTTGACCTGTAGAAGTTTTATTAGATAATGCTTGGTATTGAGATCTATTTATTTTTGTAAGAGGTGAGTCTACGTTAGAATTTCTATATGAAGCTTCTAATATATCATCTACACCATATACAGCTGTTGCATCAGAAGTTCCATCTCCTGTGGATCTAAACATTGTGTACACTGCTTGGTCTGCAACTAAAGTAATATTATTATTTGCAACTTCCCAATAGTGTAAACCTCTATTAGCCCATTCTTGAAATAGAATATTAAGAGATCTTCTTGCAGATTTAAGTTGATAACCTGAAACGTTTTGTTGCCCAATACGCTCGTAAGCTTCTTCTATTATCTCATCAATAGAAAAATTCTTATCAAACGTTGCTGTTCCAGAGGTAGTGTTAGCCATTTAACCTCCTACTTATCAATCAATAAAGTAGCTGCATCTATGTTTGTAATAGTGGAAACTTTCATTCCACCTGGAAATAAAATTCCGTCTTCAGGAATGTTCATTGAAAAAACATCTCCATTAGGAACATCAGCTTGAAACAAAGTCGCGCTATCTGTGTTGTCTTGAAGAATTATAGTTCCAGCACCACCTGCATCAGAAGCAAGGACAAGTCCTCGTAGTCTTGTTCTTCCTGCAAATACTGCTCCGGTAGCTGTAACTCTAACTGCTTTTACGTCACCCTTCATATTTTTGTTCTCCTTAAAATTTAAGTATGGGCCCGAAGGCCCACACTAAATTGATTATTAACTTACTGCCGCACTAAACGGAGTTGCTGGTGTTCCAGTACAACCTGAAATCACGTCAACTTTCCATTTACCTGAAGCAAGTACCGTACATTCAACTTTTGCAAATGTAACACCACCTGTCGTACTACCGTTTAAAGTAATAGTATCAGATGTTGAAGCTGTTTCAAAACCAACCATGTTATCAGATGTATCATCAATAAATGATGCACTTCCAATCATAACATCAGTTGCGTTTGCAACTTGTACAACGAAATCTCCAGTCTTCGTAAGTGAAGCAAAGATTTCAAATTTCGCACCAACATTAGATAGGTTGTTTAGATCAGCGCCTGGTCCTGCAACTGCAGAATCAGAATTTGCGTTTGTCGCTGGTAATGTGTAAGTGACCGCTCCTGCTGCATCATTGTGTACAATTCTACCTGAATGGGTAGCAACTGTTAATGATACACTAGAGTCAGCGTCTACAACATTAGCCGGACCTGTAGTAATAAATCCTGCTTTGGATGTTACTGGTCCTTGGAACGTAGTGTTTGCCATAGTGTTATCCTCCTAGTTACGTTTATGTAGTCTCTAGGCCGTCGACTATACGCGTCTACATAAACTTATTTGTATAGTTATTATTTTATATACTAGATTTTAATAGAGCGCAAGAGAGCCTACGATGTGAATTGAATTTATTCAACGATGTAGCTTTTTATTAAGTAGCTACTGAAACTTGTGGAGCAGCGTCTTCTATCTTATTTTCTGCATCAGCTTTTCTAGCTTCTGCTAGTTTAATATGGCTAATTACTTCTCTGACTTTTCTGTCAATCTTAACCATATCGAGAGTATATCTACCCTCTTTAAGATGCTCCTGCTCCCATTGAAGATCTAGTCCCTTCTTCTGTGTGTAAAGGGTCTCCAGATGTTGCATTATCGCCTCCATTGATAACCTCCTCATAGGTTATTCTTTGTACTCTTGGATCCATCATTTCTCCAAGATGTTCCCATTTTATATCACCTTTTCCCAATCTGTCAACTATTGCATTTTCTATATCTATCGGGCCATCTAGACAATTAATAGTAAAGTCTGCGTGATATTGGTAAGCGTTAATTTGTACTCTGAAGTTTTTAGGGTGCATTTTCTCTTTCTATTTTTGAAATGAGGCGGGATTGTGTCCCGCCTCAAATTATTTATTAAGCACCTGGTGATGCGTAGATTCCTCTAGGATCAGATACGCCAAATACGTATCTTTCTCTAGCTTTGTATCTAACATTGCCAGTATCGAAATCGCCTTCCATTTTTGTAGTTAATGGAGCTCTTTCCATATGCTTCATACCATTTGGTACGTCTGTAGTGATGTAGAACGCATCTGTGTCAGTTAAATAGTGGTTAACTGTGTATCCACCAGGAACCATTCCCATAGATACAAGTGCGTTGATATCATTATCAGCAGTTCCAACTCTTTGTGAAGACTTCATAAGTCTTTCAGCAGTGAATTGTAGTGCAGATGGAATGATCATCTTTACAGCTTTCGCAGCGATTTTTAAACCTCTTTCATCAGTAAGCGCTGCAATGTCAATCATTGCTTGCTCTAATGAAGTTTCGTTTAAGTCCGCAGCTGTTCCCAATGTGTTACTGAAAGTTCCAGCAACTGTTGGGTGCGAAGCGTTGAAAAGAGTTACACCATCACCTGATTTGAAAGTCAAACCTGGTAAACCATTGTTTAATGGTGCAGCCGCTTTTACTTGTTTAGTTTGAGCCATAGATCTTGCTAAAGCTTTTGTATATCTAGAAGCAAGTCTGTCATACAGGTTGTCCTCAATTGCTTCCTCAGTGATTGCAAACCCAAGAGCTATTGTCTCGTGAGTGTATCTTGCTGTGAAAGTTTCTTGAGCACTGTCAAACGTTACACCAGAACCTTCTGGTTTAACTTGTGCTTGACCGAATCCTGATAACATAACTTCTTCTTCAAAAGCTCTGTCAGATGACTCAGTGTTGTATATCTCAGCATGTTCTTGTTCATACTGTTTATACTCCAGGCCGAATAAAGCGTTCAAACCTGGCTCTAGTTCTTTGACTAGTTGATTTCGTGATATAGCCATAGTTATCCTCCTTATATACCCGTTGTCTGTTTAAATTGGTGCTCATTTATATATACAACCAAGTTAACATTTGCAGAACCTGCAGTGTTGTTTTCTGGGTCTTTTGAGATACCAATTATTCTGAGTTGTGCTGTACCTGTCTTCTGGTCAGATGTTTGTAGCTCTACTTTAGAGACAAAATCTGGTGAAGATCCGGCTGCATACACAAAGTCAGCGTTAAGGCCGACGTCTGCTGCCGCAGTTGCGCCGTCCGATTGTATTTCATACCTTTGATACGGATCATCCGTTACAAACCCTTTGATGTCAGTCGCCGTGTTTGAAGCGTTTAAATGATTCGCAAAGGTAGGTTTACTTGTTGTTGCGTCAGTGAAGAAAACACCGTTTAGTGAACCCAATACCGTCGTATCTCCTGCTGCAGCTACTCCAATTGTTCCAGTAGCTAAAATTTCTACTGGGTCTTGGAAGTAAATCGCTGTAGCACTTGCTGCGATATCGTATTCCGATAAACCGTTGTTGTCTGCGTTCTGACCAACTTTTCCGATCGGTTTTAAACCGAACGCGCTATCTTTATTAGCCATAGTTGTGTCCTCCTTTTAGACATTTAGTTTATCTTCAGATGGACTAGAATTCTATTAAGACTTCTTAGAGCCACCGAAGGTTACACGAGTATTTCTATCTACATCGATAGGCATACTCTTATGCTGTTCCTTTGCAAGATCGGC